AGGTCCAGAAGGACTCGTTGCAGGCTCGCATCGATGCCGCTAAACAGGCGTCCGAGGATCGGCAGCTGGGTATCCAGCAGCGGGCGGACGCCGCGCGCGAAGCAAACGCGATGCGCGGCGAGTCAATCGCGCTTCGCAAGCAGATAGCCGCACAATCGAACGGTGAAGACGCGAAGTTTTCACCGGACGACCTTAAGTTCCTCGCGGAACAGGCGCGGCAAGGTGACACGTCCGTCTACCAGAACCTCGGACGCGGCGCGCAAGGCGCGAAGAACATCATTGCGTTGCGACGCGAGGTCATGAAGCAGACGCGCGAAGCTGGCGGCACGGGCGCTGATGTCGCGGCGGCGAACGTCGGCTTCCAGGGTGAGAAGGCGGCGGCGCGCACCGGCGCGACCAAAGCGGCGAACGTCGGCATGGCCGTGGCTGAAGCGCAGCAGACTTTCCCGCTTGTACGGGAAGCGTCGGCGGCATTGCCTCGCGGTCAGTTTGTTCCGGTCAACCGCGCATTGCAGGCCGCACAGACCAACACGGGCGATCCGCGCGTGATCGCGCTAGGCACGGCGCTTAACACATCGGTGAACGCCTACGCGCGTGCGATCAGTCCCTCCGGCACGCCTACTGTGTCCGACAAGGAACACGCGCGCGAACTGCTGTCCACGGCCAACACGCCGGAGCAGTTGAATGCGGTTCTGAACATCATGGAAAAGGAAATGGCTGCCGCGTCGCGCGCGCCGACCGAAGTCATGGCGCGGCAGAAGGCGCGCGTGTCCGGCAGGCAGGAAACCACGGCTTCCGATACGGGCGCCCCGGTTCGCGTGTCGTCGGACGCAGATTACGCAAACCTGCCGTCCGGTACGGACTTCATCGCGCCTGATGGCTCGCATCGGAGAAAACCATAATGGCCGGCTGGCAAGACGCACCTTTGATTACAGCAGGCAGCAGCAAAGGAAAAGCGGCCTGGGAAGACGCGCCGGTTGTCGGTGCAGGCGCACCCCCGCCCACTCCGCCGGCGCAGCCTCCGCAAAGCATGGCGGAGTTTGTCGGCGGTAACCTGGCGAAGGGTGCGGCGCAAGTCGCGGGCATCCCGGCGGCAGTCGGCAGCCAGTTGCTTGCGGCTACAGAGACGCCGGGGGAAGAGAAGTTCCGCGCGCTCATCAAGGCACCCGCACCTAAGCGTTCGGACTCCGCTATGGCCGGTAGTCAGGAGCATATCGAAGACCTGTTGCGGCAGCACGGCGTCATTACGCAATCCGCTGAACCGCGCACAACGGCGCAGAAGTACGGCGCAGCCGCTTTACAGGCGCTTCCTTCTGCTGCCATTCCCGGCGGCGGGGCGTCCGCCTTGTCGCGCGTAGGCGCAGCCGTGGGCGGCGGACTCGGCGGCGAAGCCGGGCGCCAGATCGGCGGAACGCCGGGGCAGATCGCGGGTTCACTGATCGGCGGCGCGGCGGGTGGGATGGCCGGCGCCGGGCGAGGCATCCCGAAACCGCCTAGCGAAGCCGCGCGTGCGTCGCAGGCATCCGGTATTCCGCTTACGTTAGGGCAGGAGACAGGCAGTAAGGCGCTTACCTTCACAGAGAATACGTTGCGCGATCTATTCCCGTCCGCCGGCACCGCGCACGCGGACGAATTGGCACAGGTCACGGCGGGCGCGAAGCGCGTCGATGATCTCGCAAGCGCGATGGGCCGCGCGACTGCGGACCCGGAAGCAATCGGCAACCAGTTACGCTCATCCTACAAAAACACCGTCGAGAACATCGACAAGTTACGCAGTTCGCAGGCCGCAACCGACTACGGCGCGGTCCGTTCGCTGGCAGCGGGCAAGCCGGTTATCGGCTACAAAAACACGTTGGACACGCTGGACAAGATAATCGCGGAGAACAAAAACGTCCCGACCGGCGACGCGCCGAAGATCGTGAAGCAGGCGCAACAGGCAAAGGATTTGCTGGCGAAGCAAGGCACGGCCACGGTTGAGGACGCGATGAAGACGCGCAGCGCATGGGGGAAAGCCTCACGTCGCACCGGCAACGTGTTCTCCGACATTGACCAGAACGCGAATCAGGTCTACGCAAAGCGCCTGTTTGGCGCCATCAATCAGGATTTTAATGACGCCTCGAAAGGCGGAACGCCTATCGCGCAGGCTTTGGCAAAAGCGAACCAGAATTACGCGAAAGCTTCGCAATCGATCGATTTCATCAAGAAATCCGCGCTCGGAAAGCTGCTAGGTGAAGACGTGACTGACGCGGCCTTCACGGGCGCTACGGCGTCCACCAAGGCGCCGGAACTGATCGCAAAGCGGTATCTGAACATGAATCCGAGCGAGGCCAAATCGGTGACTTCGATTCTTCAGCAGCACGACCCTCAAACGCTTCAGGACGTGAAGTCTTTCGTTTTGCGGAATGGCCTGGAGGCGGCAAAGAATGACGTACCCGGCGCGCCACCAATCTCGTTCGCAAAGTTCCGCAAGGAAATCGACAAGGTACAACCTAAGCTTGCTGAAATGGGCTTCACGAACAAAGAGATAAAGGACATCAAGGACGTTACCGACACGATGGCGCGCGCGGGCGATAAGACGGGCGTCAACACGTCCAAGACTACGGGCGTCGCGCACCTTGCCAGTCTCCCCGCGCTCGCGATCTCGCACCCTATGGCGGCAGTCGGCGCCGTTGTGACGCCTTACGTTGCGTCCAAGGCGTTGCTGACGCAACAGGGCCGCGATCTGCTGCGCAAAGCCTACAGCGCGGCGAACGGCAAAGCGCAGTCGGCGGCAGTCGGCGCGCTGCGCGCGCAGTACGGACAGCCTATTGATCGCGGTGGTCGGACGAGCCCGCAACCCACCAGCACACAATTAGCATCACCGCCGCAATGATATCCAGCCAGGGGTTAAGGTTCATTTGCGGTAGTTTTCCCACGGGCCATGCACGATAGGCGCGTCTTGCCATGCGGGATGCGAAGCTTCGTGCCTCGTAAGCATGACGCCTAGCGTGATAGTCTGAACGAGTAGAATTGCGGCGAGTAGTCCTTTCATGGTGATCTCCCAGGTTGTTACGACCACTATAGCAAATGCAAAATGAAAATACTAGTGATTGATGTCGGTTCCAATGCGCTCGATCTCTGCATGCGCTGGCAGATGCAGGGGCACGACGTGAAGTGGTACGACAAACCCCGGCCTGACGGTACAGACCGCCACGCGGGGGAAGGCTTCGTGCACAAGATTCGCGACTTCAACGACCTCCGCAAAAAGTGGATCGGTTGGGCGGATCTCATCTATACGCCTGACAACGTTTCCTATCTCGATCTACTGGAGCCGTATCGCCGGATCGGCTACCCGATCTTCGGATGCAATCTCGACGCCGTAGAGTGGGAGCTTGACCGCGAGCACGGGCAGAAGATCATGGAAGAGTGCGGCATGCCGTGCATTCCGGGCAAGTCGTTTCATGACTACGATTCAGCTATCGCTTACGTAAAAAAGCAGGGTAAAGCGTTTGTCTCCAAGCCGTCCGGTGACGGCGAGCGGGCAATGTCCTACGTTGCGAACTCGGCGGCGGATCTGGTCTACATGCTTGAGCGATGGAAGAAGATCCCGAAATACGTCAAGTCGGCCAAAGAAGACGGATTTATTCTCCAGGAGAAGATTGACGGGATGGAGATGGCCGTGGGTGGGTGGTTCGGGCCGGCTGGATGGTCCAAAGCAGGATGGGTTGAGAATTGGGAGAACAAGAAACTGATGAACGGCGATCTCGGCGTGAATACGGGCGAGATGGGCACTACGGTGCGCGTCGTCAAAAAGTCGAAACTCGCTGACCAGGTGCTGAAGCCGGCTACAGAACATCTCCATCGCGTGGGGTACGTCGGCTACGTCGATGTGAATTGCATGATAACGCACGATGGAACCCCCTATCCGCTTGAGTGGACCATGCGCGACGGCTGGCCCATACGCCATAACCTCACGGCGCTCATTGAAGGCGATCAGGCCCAATGGATGCTCGATCTGGTGAACGGTCGCGACACGCTGAAGGTGAAGACCGATGTAGTCTGCATCTCGGTTCTCATGGCCCTGCCCGACTTTCCCTATTCGAAGATAACGAACAAGGAACTTTGCGGCATACCGATTTACAATGCGGAAGACATGGAACACCTTCATTTCTCCGAAGTCATGATAGGTGACGCGCCGCGCGAAGTGGGCGGGAAGGTGGTTAATCTTCCGGGTCCGGTGACGGCAGGGGACTATGTTCTGATTGCGACGGGAACGGGCGAAACGATAACTGGCGCGCGCCGCAGTGCGTACAGTGCCCTAAAGAAGGTAAAGATACCGAACTCTCCTTTTTACAGGACAGACATAGGAGCTGGCCGGCTAAAGAAGCAGTTACCAGACCTTCAGCGTTTGGGATACGGATTGGGTCTTTCTTACTAGGAGTCATGATATGCCTATGAAATCGAAAGCACAGAACCGCTTCATGCACGCTGCGGCCAAGGGTGCCGTCAAGGGCGTGGCAAAGGAAGTCGGCAAGAAGTTCGTCAAAGAGCAGGCCGGCAAGTCGCTGAAGGGTCTTCCTGAAAAGAAAAAGGCGAAGAAATGACTTCCCGTGCGCGAAAGAGCGGCCTGATTTCCGAACAGTCGATCAAGACCGCCCTGACAGAAGCCAAGGGCGACATCTTTCTGGCTGCGTGCGCGCTAGACTGTACCCCGCGCGAGCTTGATCTGTTCATCCGTCGCAGTGCCGCCCTCCAGTCCTTCGCGGGCGCCATAGAAACAGTGAAGATTGATCCGGCTTACTCGCGCATGAGTGCTGAGCAGTTTGAAAACCAGGTCGCGGATCTGGTGCGCGCCTTCCGGGTAGACGGGATCAATGAAGTCCATAAGCTCGCAACGATGCAGTTCGGGGATAGCGCCGCCCTCGCCAAAGTCAAACTGGATGCTGCGCTCGCTCTCACTGGCGGAGGGACGACGCGGCAGGGAAATAGTGAGACTGAGAACGCCCTCGCTGAATTGAATGCTCTTTATCATGCTAACGCTCCAAGAATTAAAGAGATACGACAAACCGTCATCACAATGACAGATGGTCGGGAAGTGATTCCACAAGTGATCGAACAGCTGCCAGATCGCTAAGCGCGCGCTGTCGTTTGCGCTCTACAACCTGCCAGTCGGGTTCCTGCGCCGGATAATGCATCCGGCGTTTCAGGTCGATATACCCGAACTTGCCTAGTTCCTCGATCATCGATTTGTGGCCTGACTCGATGATCGCGTTCTTCGTCAACATGCCCGATTCCAGCCAGTCAAATGCCGGTAGCATCTCCTCGCGCTCCGGCGCAAGGCGCTTCTGTACGTACCAGTGTTCGACCGGATGCAGGGCGTTTTTGATGTACTGCAACTGGCTGATGGGGATACCCGTTTCCGTAGCCAGTTCACTGTTCGTAAACGGCTGGCCGTTAGTAATGGTCCATATCTCGCGCAACAGGTCCGCAGTCGGAAAACGCAGGTCGATGCACTCCTCATGCGTGGACCACGACATGGGGTTCGGGACCACGCCATACTCGTTATTGCGCCAGTTGCAGGCCTTCAGACGGTCCATGTCGTAGGGCGCCTCAACCATTACCGTAACGTCCGTCTGGTAACCGTCCTTCGGGTGCGTGTCCTGTTCAATCAGGATACCGCCCAGGTTCTTCCATCGCGTCAGTTGCGTCTCGCTCGCCGGTATCCATGACGCGTATTGCAGCACGGGGAGCCCGTCCAGCGTGGCCGTCTTGAAGTAGACGGGCTTAAGGATCGTGTACCCACGATTGAGGATGACATGCGTAAATTGCTCGTACGCCTTCTTGACGGACGCCGCAATATCAGTTGTGCTGTAGAGTTTCATTTCAGTTGCAGGGCTCTCATTGCCAGTTGTCGGACCTCTTCCGTAACCGCGTGGCCGAGGTCCTGCATATCGACCAGGCGGCGCGCGAACGCTGCCAGGTCGAGCACGGCTCGCGTATCGCTGCGCAGAGGCGCGTACAGGTGTTCTGTGGCTTTCTTCTCCGTTTCCGACCTGACCGTGTTTGGGTAATGGAGGTGCTTTTCCAGATCGTGAATCCGCATGTACAGTTCTGCTACGTCTTGCGCAGTCCAGTGCACGTACATTACTTTCTCCTTTTCATAGCCTGCATCAAGATTTCCTGAACCGTCTTCTTGCTCTCAAGACGTTCAAGTACGTCAAAGTCCACCGTATCGTTTGCCAGAATGTAATGAATAAATACCGGTCTATCATGCCCCGCCTGTGCCTGCCTGGTCGGTCCTATGCGTTCGATGATCTGCGCGTGTTCTTCGAGATTCCAGTTCACGGTAAAGAAAACGAGTATATTTCCGCCATCCTGTAGATTAAGACCGTGGCCGGCACTAGCAGGATGAGCGAATAGAACAGGTATCTTTCCAGCATTCCACGCGCGTATGGTTTCGGGATCAGAGTCCAGAACCCGACCGCGAGGAAAAGCAGCAAGGAGACGAGCAAGATCATGACGGAAGTGATAAGCCACCAGAACAGGTGCGCCGTTCGCTTCTTCGATAATGTCATCAAGCGCGCTGATCTTCGCATCGTGAACCTCCTGCCAGTTGCGCTGGTCATCGGTATAGATCGCGCCGGCTGCCAGTTGCAGGCACTTCTGCGTCTTACTGGCCGCGTTCAGCGCTTCGATTTCCGTTGGCCCCAGATGCCCCTCCAGTTCCAGGAACATCTTTTTCTCCATGTCCCGGTACTGCTGCCGCGCCTTGTAAGGCAGATCCACTATGATCTTGTTGCGGATCGGTTCTGAGAGATTGAAGTAGTCCTTCGCATCCAGCGATAAGCACACGTCGGATATGAGCGTCTGGATCTGGGACTGTGCACATTCCACGGGCTCCAGCCCGTACCCGTCGTAACTCGTCCTGAACCACCGTTGCGAAAAGGCCGCAAACGACTTGCCAAGTCTCTGACCCCCATCCACGAACCACATCGGGCCCCATAAATCTTTCAGCCCATTCGGGGCCGGTGTGCCAGTAAGGCCTATCCATCTGTCCACCTTCTTGTGTGCGACTTCCGCGAGCGCCTTGGCGCGCTTCGTACCCTGGCGCGTGCGAAAGCCTTTGAGTTTCGTTACCTCATCCGCGACTATCGTTTTGAACGGCCACGGGCGGGGATTGTATTTGAACCAGTCTACGAGCCACGGTACGTTCTCATAGTTGATCGTGAAGATAGCAGAATCCTCGCGTAACGCCTGCGCCCGCTGTTCCGCAGTACCAACGACGGGCGTAACTGGTAGATCAAGCCCCCATTTCTTGACTTCATCAGGCCACGTGCTTTGAGCAACGCGCAGCGGGGCCAGTACAAGCGTCGGTGAG